GTGGGTGGTTCGCAGCTTTTTGATGACGTATTGACACCCAACTATTTGGTGGCAGCATTGGAACTTGGTTCAGTTACAGTAACTTAGGAGTTGATATGGACAAGGCAGACATGAAGCAGGACAAGAAGATGGCTGGGGCTGTGAATAAGCATGAAAAGCGTATGCACCCCGACAAAACCCCAACCAAGTTTGCTCACGGCGGCAAGACCGGCGAGGACATGATGAAGTATGGTCGTGGTATGGCTAAAGTGATGAACCAGAAATCTGGTCGTGGAGGTTAATCATGGCTACATTTAGTCAAAAACAAGGCGGTAAAGAAGTTGGCGATGCTGCCGTTTATGCCAAACCTCACACCATGACAGGTAAAAATGTAACCGTGGAAGCGAACCCCGGCAAAGGCAAGGATATGAGCATGTTGAGCAATGTTCGTGCTTCGATTGGAAGCCTTTCTAACTGTGAGCAACCAACCACAAAAACCACCGGCATTGTGACTCGCGGTAACGGCGCGGCCACTAAAGGCACAATGGCTCGGGGTCCGATGGCATGAATTACGCTGCGTTGGTTGCCGCTGTTTCATCGTATACGGAAAACACTTTTCCTACGGTGAACATGAATGTGTTTATTACACAGGCAGAGCAACGTATATTTAACTCGATGCAGTTTCCTGTGGCGCAAAAAAGCACAACGCTGACGTTTGTTAACGGTAGCCCGTACCTAAACTGCCCTGATGATTTCTTGTCGGCGCGGTCATTAGCTGTTATTAGCAGCGCCGGGGTTTACGATTTCTTGTTGAACAAAGATGCAAACTTTATTCGTGAGGCGTACCCAACGGTTGCGGCAACTGGGACCCCAAAATACTATGCTATTTTTGGCCCACAAGTATCGGGTGCGACCCCAACTACAGAACTACGGTTTATCCTAGGCCCAACACCCAGCGCTGCGTTGTCTGCAGAGTTAAATTACTTCTACTATCCTGAGTCCATTGTTCAGCGGCCTATTTTGACACTTGGCGCTGTAACGGCAGGGACATCTTACACAACTGGGACATACAGCAATGTGAGTCTTACGGGAGGTTCTGGTTCTGGTGCTACCGCAAATATTGTTGTTTTTGGCGGGGGTGTAACAACTGTTACGCTAGTCAATGGGGGCACAGGTTTTGTGGTGGGTAACACCATGTCTGCGCTTGCAGCCAATATCGGTGGCACAGGGTCTGGGTTTTCCATTCCTGTAGCTACGGTAGGCAATACTACGGGAACCACATGGTTGGGGGACAACTTTGACTCGGTTCTCCTGTACGGCACACTGGTAGAAGCCTACACCTACATGAAGGGCGAAACGGATGTTATCGCGCTGTACGATGGAAAATATAAAGAAGCGCTAACCCTTGCCAAACGGTTAATAGACGGGCTTGACAGACAAGATGTATATCGCAGTGGGCAAACTAGGGTTCCAGTAACATGATTGCCCAAACCCTAACCACATCCTTCAAGCAGCAACTGCTTAAAGCGGTACATGACTTTGACACAGACACCTTCTATATGGCGCTGTACACAGCCAATGCCAATATAGGGGCGGCTACTACCGTTTACACAGCGACCGGAGAGATTTCGGGCACAGGTTATACCGCGACAGGTCAGGTGATGACAGGCATCTCGGTCAGTGTCACAGACACTACGGCTTTTGTAAACTTCAGCAATGTGGTCTGGACAACAGGTGCGTTTACAGCACGGGGTGCGCTGATTTACAATTTAACCAAGAGCAACAAATCGGTGGCAGTATTGGACTTTGGTGCTGACAAAACCACTATCTCATCGTTCACCGTTGTAATGCCAACCAACTCATACACCACCTCATTGATTCGTTTACCGTAATAGGAGCAACACATGACGATTACGCCTACTGCTCTACTGAGTTTACCAATTATTACGTCGGGCACCGAGTCTGGCACTTGGGGCGATGTTGTTGATAACGGCCTTACGTCCTATTTGGATATAGCCATTGCTGGCGGGTTATCCGTCGTAATTACTACTGCGGATGTTACGCTAGCTAACACTGCAGGTACGACTGCGGCGACGGGCATTATTTCAACTACGGCGCAATACGCTATCCTGAACATATCGGGGGCCAAAACAGCCGCACGAAACCTAAACTTGCCCATCTCAAGTAGGGAATACACCATCAACAACGCGGGTACAGGCGGTTTCCTGTTGACTGTCCGTGGCGTAACTCCTACTACTGGGGTTACTTTGGTTGACGGCGAGAAAGCCATTGTTGCTTGGAACGGTTCAGACTACGTAAAAATAGTTTCTTCAGTAGCTACGGCTTTAACTGGGGTATTAGCGGTTGCAAATGGGGGTACGGGCACTACCACACCTGCAATTGTTGCGGGAACAAACGTAACGGTTTCAGGCACATGGCCCAACCAGACAATCAATTCATCCGGTGCAGGACTCAGCGGAGATGTTTTTACCTCTAACCTCAATTTTACCATTCCCGCTGGCGTAACTAAAATTAAAGTTACCGTAATCGGAGGAGGCGGAGCAGGTGCCAATAGTACGACGTTCACTGACGGCGCGGGTGGTGGGGGCGGTGGTGCTGCCATTAAATGGCTTACTGGACTTACTCCGGGAGCCACTATTGCAGTTGTGATTGGTGAAGGCGGCGCGGCAGTAGGTTATGGTGTTGGTAACGGAACAAATGGCGGCTCTACGACCATTTCGTCTGGGACTCAGACCATATCAACAATAACGGCTACTGGTGGCACAGGCGGCTTATCCAGTGGCCCCATCAGCGGCGGTGGTGGGCTGGGTAATGGCGGAGATTTAAATATTAGAGGCGGGTCTGGAAGCCTATATATTGGTGGTGCGTCAATACTAGCTGGTATGCGCGGTCAATATAACCTAGATGTTGGTTCAGTCGGTTCCCCATATGGCGGCGGGGGCGGTGCTGGTGGCTCCTTCTCTGCTGGTGGTGCTAGTGGTGTTGTGGTTTTTGAATACTGATTGAAAATAACATGAAAAATGCAATGATCTCCCCAAATGAATTAGTTTATGATTATTACACCAGTCAGCTTCTTGGTTGGCGTGTAGCGCAAGTAGAGCCAGACGGTCAAACTTTTCCGGTGGCAGACCCCTGTTTTTGGGTAGTTTGCGCCGATGATGTTGTAGCGGATCAGTTTTACTACGACCCAAACAACAAAGTCATATTGCTTAAACCGCCACCCCCGCCACCAGACTACAACGCCATGCGCTATGCAGCTTACGTTGCCGAGTCAGACCCGATCTTTTTTATGAGCCAGCGGGGCGAAGCAACCCAGCAGCAGTGGCTGGACAAGATAGCTGAAATCAAGGCACGCTGGCCTGCATAGGTAATCATGGAATTTCTAGAAGCACTGGCAAAGGGTTGGCCGATGCTGCTGGCGTTGATTACGCTCATTATTGTTTTGGCAAAAATGGATATCAAAATCGCCGTGCTGGAAGAAAAAGTTAAATCGTTGTTTGAGATTTTTAACCGCAAAGACAAATGAAAGCCAAGCTCACCTTCTTTGTTACGCTTATGGTCAGCATGACCTTGTGTATTGTTGTCCTGTCAATGTCCGGTGTCATGTTGCTTGGACTGTTTGACCCACTCGTGGACAACAACAAGATTTTTGAGTTGGTTGGCCCTGCGTTTCAAACCATCGTCGGCGGCTTCATTGGCCTACTTGCTGGCGTCAAACTGTCCCATGAGGAAGAAAAGAAATGCTAACCCTACTGTCTACCCTGATCTCCTTCCTCGCTGGTGGCTTGCCTAAGCTGCTTGGTTTTTTCCAAGACCGTGCAGATAAGAGCCACGAACTCACAATGGCAAGGCTCCAGACGGAGCGTGAGTTGGAGCTACGCAAGGCTGGGTTTGAGGCCCAGCAGCGGGTGGAGGAGATCAAAGTAGAGGGCCAAGCCATCGAAGCCGAGGCATCAGAACGGGCCGCGCTGTACGCGCACGACATAGCCATAGGACAGGGAGCCAGCCAATGGATGGTCAACCTGCGCTCTGGTGTGCGCCCAATACTGACCTATGGGTTCTTCATCCTGTTTGCGTTTGTTGAAGTCGGTGGCTTTGTCTACGCATGGCATCGGGACATTGCTTTTGATGTGCTGATTGCCAAGCTGTGGGACGCCGACACTCAGATTATCTTTGCCAGCATCATCAGCTTCCATTTCGGGGGCCGTGCGTTCAAAGGTGGCAAGGATTGAAAGTCTCTGACCGCTGCAAAGAGATGATCAAACACCATGAAGGCGTGCGATATAAACCGTATCGTTGCCCAGCGCGGCTCTGGACTGTAGGAGTAGGCCATGTTCTTTACCCAAATCAAGGTCGTTTACCACTGGATCAGAGGGATGCTTTTCCG